CACATCATTTGCAAATGCTTTCTTGTTAGCCTCTGGGTCAGACATATCAAAAACCACAGCGTCCCCTCCATATCTAGAATCAACAATATCTTTAACTGCATAAACATCAGCATCTTCAAGAGCCTCAGTGACCCAAGAAGATTTAGATTGTTCCTCAGTTAATTCAGATGATGTATGATTAAGAACATAAGTCTTTAGCTTTTTTAGATAGCTAGGACTTACATTGTCTCTGTCTTTGTTAAGAGGAATTTTCTGATCGACATTTATTGAAAAGCCAATATCAGTCTCAACAACAGGAATACCCATTTCATAAATAAAATGTTCATCTGTTTTGAACAACTCGATATTAGTATTTCTTGATGATCTTACTAAATTACCCTCATCATCAGAAACAACAGTAGGCAAGTTCTCAGTAAAAGATTTGTAAACCTCTGGTCTATTTACTAAATCTTTATTTACATAAAAATCTACACCAACTGGAGGAATGATTGTCTTTGATTTTTCTATAAGTTCTTTTTTTACATATAGTGGTAATTTTAAAGAACCTGAGAATAAAGTACCGACAGTCATTTTCTCATAAGTTTTTGTTCTAGTTCCATCTTTTAAAAAATTAATAGTTCCTTTAGTAGATGTAATTTTTGCGTGGTCAAACATCGACAAAGCAAATTTTTCTCCAACATTAAATCTACCTCTTTTTTCAACTATTCCTTTTTTATAACTAGGTGCAAACATAGTGTAAGAGTCTTTTAAATCTCTGAAACCATCTTTGCTATTATCCCAACACTGGATAAGTGAACCTATATCAAGTTCGCATACAGTGATTTTTTCGTCAAAAGAATTACTTACCAACTCTTTAATGATAAAGAATTTATCTTTTTCACTTTGGACTTGTTGCAATCCTTTCTTATCAATTTCAAACCAATTATTTTTTTGCATTGTAGCCTCCTTTATTATTATTAGGTTTGTTGATTGTACTCTTCATAACTACATTACCATCATTATCATAGACAGCAGTTGAGTTATCAAGATGAGTAATTTTAAAAAGATGTATGACGCTATCATTTTCAATAACGTCAAACTTTTGTATCTTTTTAAAAAGTCTGTTGAGTTTACCCATGATAAACTCCATTGTATTGTTTGTCTGCATTGTGTTTAGCTTTCCAAATTTCTAATTTGGCCTCTGTTGAAAGTTCATCATAAATTGTTTTTTCACAATCTACTAAGTTATCAACAAAGATGTGTTCTTGATCGTTCAAAATTTCACGACCATTTTTTGTAAAACCAATAGCATTTATTTTTTTTTCTTCTGCCATTGATTCCAACATTTGTGCAGTTTGACAAGTAAGCATTGTATTCTCCTTATTATTACGGGGGGCTTTTACACCCCCCTGATTGTTATTAGAAACTAGGGTCATTCCAATATCTTCTTTGACCAATAGAATGATAATAATAAGATGTACCTTTATTCCATCTTTTAGTTTGGTCATTCCATTTAATATCAACCCAAGCAACGTAAGGTTTTTTATTGTGATCTAGTTTCTCTTCTTGAATTAGATAGTGAACAGATTTTTCGTTTTTTTCTTTTCTACCACTTTTAAAAACAGTATATGAATCATGTTCATATAAATTGCTATCATCTTCAATTTTTAAAACTGTTTTACCTTTAGGGTGTTTTAACATTTCTATAATTGTATAAGGGTAAGCATCGCCATTTATACTACGAGTCACTCCCATTCCAATTACAGGGTCTAAATCAACACCTCTTTCTTTTTTAGAAACATCAATTCCAGTTTTTTCACTGAACTGTTGATCTAAAGTTTTTTTATCGTTTTGCATTGTAGTCTCCTTATTATTATTATTATTATTATTAATCATTCCTAAACCTACAAAATTTTTTAGGTTTTTACAATAATTAATTTAATTATTTTTAGGTAAAAAAAGCCTTGATTCCCAACGATTTTTCAATAATAATTCAATAAGTTCTTTTCTTAGCGAGGCATTGTAGCTATCTGAACTAGGTAATTAACCCATTTTTAATTACCGATTCGGGGGTGGGTTTGCTCTATTGCTTTTTTTCTCCCGCCCCCAGAAATTTTGAAAATGTCGTTAGTTGTAGAAATATCAAAAAACAAAAAAATTTTTTTACCACCAGATTATAAGAACCAAGATGAGTTTATAGGTTTATGGTTGCAAGCACAGTCAAAAGCCATTACAAAGGTCACAGACGAATTTATTTTTAAAACTTATTCTCAGGAAGAATTTGACGACAAAGTAGATGAGGTCACATACATAATTTATAAACAGTTAAGAAATGGGGGAAACAATGTTTATAGACGAGAACTCGAAACCTAAAGAAAAACTTAAAGCATGGTATTTATTTACCGAAGATTTTATTGCTGGAACATCACACTTAACAAATGAAGAGATAGGAATTTATATTCGATTACTTTGTTGGAATTGGAATAAACGATGTGTAGGTTTACCAAAAAATATAAATACAATAAAACGAATCGCTAGTTGTTTTACTGATAGCGAGAAACTTTCATGTGAAAACATAGTTAAACAATTCTTTGTAGAAATGGACGATCACTTTCAAAATGAACGTCAGCTACAAGAATATTTATATATTCGTAAAAGAATAGATGCGAGTAAAGTAAATGGTAAACTAGGGGGCAGACCAAAAAAACCTAGCCAAAACCCCCCTACCTCTACCTCTACCTCTACCAATACATCTACTAATAAATACTCTCCAAATTTTAACAAGTTCTGGGATAAGATCGTAAACAAGGTCAGTAAAGGAATAGCAGAAAAAAACTTTAACAAAGTTGAGAAAGAGTGGTTAGAGAAACCAGAGGCATTAGCCGATATGTATAATTCTTATTATGATTCGGTAAAAGATAAAGAATTTGCGAAACAGCCCGCATTTTGGCTATCAGCAAAAAAATATTTAGATGTAGTTCCTAAAAAAAACTATGATTTTGGTATAAGAATAACAAAAGACGAAGATAGAATTAAAATGTTTACAGACGCTATAAAAGATAAGAAAGTAACTAGATTTATAAAAGATTATGCGGCTAAAAATAAAGATGTGATTGATATGGGTATCAGGAAAGGTTTTTTAACTAAAGAACAAGCGATCAATGATCTTGGAATGAAGAATGAATATAGATGAGTAAACCTCTAAAAATATCTGAACAGGCGGCAGTGCAAATGCCTATGAAAACAGTTGCCAGCCTGATTGGGCTTGTAGCAATCGGCACATGGGCTTTTTTTGGAGTACAGGAAACACTTAATCAGCATTCAACTAAAATAGAATTGATGCAAAAAGATTTAGAGCAAAACACTGAGTTTAGAATAAAATATCCTAGAGGCGAACTTGGTCAATCTAGTGGAGAGGCAGAATTATTTATGCTCGTTGAGATTTTAAGTGGTGTTGTAGAGGATTTAGAAACGGAAATAAAAGGCATGAGAAACAACGCTGTAAACATAGATTTTTTAAAAAGTAGGACAGAGAAACTTACTGAAGATGTTGAAAAACTTATAAGAAATGGAACGGAGTAATTTTGATTGAAACTGTGGTAGCCCTACTTATGATTGTTAATTCTGAGATCAAGGAACACAGAATACAAAGTTCGATTTCTGTATGTCTCAAACATAAGAGACAATCAGAAAGACAGTATAGTCAGGGTGTAAGATACCAATGTATTAAGTCAAAAGCAGAACTAGAAACTAATATTGATGGTTCTTTGACTATTAAATCTTTAATTTTAGAATAGGCTTTATTTTCTGACATTTTTTTGATAAACAGAACTTACCTAACTCATAGGGTAAGAGGATATGTCGAGACCAAAAAAATATAATATTGACAAGGAACAAGTCAAAAAATTAGCTAAATTAGGCTGTACTAATAAAGAGATTGCAGATTTCTTTGGTTGTAGTGCTGATCTCATTGAAAAGAGTTATTCGGAATTTCTGACAAAAGGTCGAGCAGAAATGAAAATGAGACTTAGACAGTTTCAATGGAAATCAGCGGAACGAGGGAATGTAGTTATGCAAATTTGGCTCGGAAAACAAATCTTAGGTCAGTCAGAAAACATTATTACGGAAGATGACGAACCATTGGCGTGGAATGTTGAGTGATACCTTTACCTAATGTCAAAGCACAAATAATATATGCAGACCCAGCTTGGTCATTTAAAACGTATTCGGAAAAAGGGCAGAAACGATCTGCTGTCAGGCATTATAATACCCTTAGTATTGACGATATTTGTAAGCTACCTATTTCTGATATTTCTGACGATAATTGCACTCTATTTCTTTGGGCTATTGATTCGATGTTGCCAGAGGCTTTTAAGGTTATTGAGCAATGGGGCTTT